GCTGACGTTTTCATAATTTTACTTTTTAATCGTTTATACTTTTTAAAAAACTTCGGTGATTGAATCCCTTTCACTTTTCAATCTTTCCCTTTCGGGTATCGTGTTCCTGGTTTCGGTGAGGAACAACCTCTGTTTCCTTTTGACATTACAAATATACGGCTTTTATCAATAGGTTGTACATTCCGTTAACATCATTTAAGAATAAAAGTGCTCTGTCTCACTTAAAACGTTGAAAACCAATCATTTAAAAATTGAGATTTCGGACTGTGCCACCTCTCGAAAAAGTGCTGTCTCACTTAACGCGCTGCAAACCAAGCTGTTGCGACGGAAAAAGTCGATTGTGCCAGGTGAGGCTGATGTTTTCTTATAACTTTATTTGGAATATATAAAATACTACTATACTACGAATATTTAGTAGAGGGGGTAAATTTCAATAATCACCAAAATAAAGTGTTATATCATTTTCACTGTCTCACCTGGCACACCTCTATAAATAACTATAATACAGCAAGTTAAGTGAGACAAAGAATGTGCCACCTAAAAACGTTGCCTGGCACAGTGGCACAGTTTGAGACGCAAAAAGGGCACATTCCGAAGAATGCACCCTTAAATCGTGTTTTACTTAAGCTTCACCGCAATGTCTATTTTCATTTTAGATTTGGGGTTTTTGTTAGAAACGTCATAATCTACCGACTTGACACCCCACCTAAAAAACAAGAAACGTTTCTTTCTAATTGAGATTACCCCTACTATCGTGTCATTACCTTGGTATGATAACTCCGTGCTGTCTCCTCTTTGCTCCGAACGTATCGTGTTCCACGGGTCTAGGTATTCGGCTATCGCAGCCCCATTAATCGTGTCGGTTCTCACAACCTCCTTAATAACGGTCTTTGTTACTACCTTACTAACCGATAGCGCGTCTTTCAGACGGACATCAAGCGCTTTCACCTCATTATATAGGTCTGCGTTCTGCTTCTTTAGCTCCCTCGCGGATAGCTCCAGGGCCTTACGCTTCACAGCGGCATCACCCAACTTTGATATGTATTGTACTTCGGTTTCGTTCATCGCGTCTATGTTCCTATTCAGGCGTTCGATTTCGGCCTTTTGCTTTTTCACAGTATCTACCAACTTGGATATGACACCTATCACAACCATGATAGCAAAAGCGTATATCATGATTTTCTTTAGGCTATTCATATTTGATTGCATTAATACGGCTCATCCAACCCTTTCTATACTTCTCGTTCTTCGGGCGTGCCTTGCAAATCTCGTCGATAAACTTTGCTCGGTCTGCCTTGATAGCGTCAAACAGCTTTCTCGGGTCTGCTGCGTTGATAGCGGCTATAGTCTTTGCGCCTACCAACCCATCGGCTACAACGCCCAAAAGCTTTTGAGGCCTTTTAATGCCGTGTACCCCCGAAGCCCAAACCCAATCTACTACGATATTGGCTACGGCCTGGCTGTTAATGTCATCGGCTTTCCACCTATCCCAATACAACGACTTGAATACGTCGTGCCATTCGGCATCGGATATGTTTTTCAAGTCCTTGACGGTAGGGGCGCTTAACCCCTTTTTCCGTCTGTACTCGGTAAACGTACCTATAGTTATTCCCTTGTTGGTTGCCCCTCCTAAGTCGTCGGGGTCATTAACAAAACCGCCTTCCCACTGGAGGATAAACGGTACAAGTTTACTGCTATTCGCCATCTTCTTTCCTTTCTTCTATGGGCAAGTCATATTCACCGTCTTTAATCTTCTTTTTAAGGCTAAAGTATTTGCTATTGGCAATACTATTCAGCACCCTTATAAATTCATTAGACGGTTGGATAATTCGTAGGTTCTTGGTTATGTTCCTCATGTATATAATAAGGAATATACCAGTAAGACCCTTAATCAATATCCGATAATCAATACCGGGTTCCAACATATTACAAGTAAGAGCTACAAAAAACAATATAGCGCTCGTTAGAAAAAGCTCTTTAACGGCCTGCATTGTCTTTTTGTGCTGATACGGTTTGCCCTTTCGCCGGTCTGCGAGATACCCTGCTAACCAATTGAGGGCTGTCACTATCGCAACAATAAATATAAAGTCCCTCACATCCGAAACAACTGTTAGAACGGTAACAGCGAAAAACATTCGGAAGTAAGTTCCTAAGCCTTCTATCACTTGATAAGACCTATACGTGAATTCTGAACCACACATACCTTTATAAACCCGTCTTTTTTCATACGGCAAATCAAAGGCTCTAAAAACAAATCGGCTTTGCTCCGTTCAGCTTCAAACCTCTTAACTTTACTCGTGTCGGAAACAACTACTGAACCTCCGTACGTCTGAACCTTCATCCCTGTGGTCGTACTGTTTTGGTCGGCAATCTGCAAATAACGGGCAAAGGCATAGTAACTTATAACCTTTTCCGCACCCGCGAAGTCCGCACCGTCTGCGATGTACTCGTCCGGGATGGCATCGTACATCGCCCCCACCTGGGGCAATATGTCCAATAGGTCGGCCTCAAAAAAGGCCTTCTCTATCTTATTATCTTTTACGTCCGTCGCTATTTCAAACAGCGTTCTGAACTTCTGAATTGGGTATGCCATCTTCTTCGTCAAATTTATTTTCAATTTCAGTTACTGACGGGTCAACCCCGAATACTTGGTATAATTCACGAGAAATGCGTTGCCGTACCTTTGCAAGGCTGTTTCTATAGATACGTTGCAACTCCTTCATAACCTCACCGGAAGCATTCGAGAACGTCAACAACGAGCTATCAATAAGAGGCAACGGGATGTTATACGCAGCTATCGCGATATCCTTTCGTAACGGCTCCACATAAGCCTTGTACAGCTCCCTATCAATCGGGCTGCCTAACTGGTCTACCTTGATAAACGGTTTGTCCGTGGCTACGTTCTCGTCTCGAACGGTAAGAACTGAACCGGCGTTCTCGCTACCCATCATCTCGGACAACGTATCGCGGAACTCTTGTTGAGCCTGCTCGGTCTCGAAATCACCGTGTGTAACAATGCTGCACATGTGGAAACCGCGTCCCAAAGTACGGTTAACATATCGCCCGTTCTTGTCCTCCGCACCCATCTCGTTACGTACCGCGTGGAACGTGCTAATAGGATACGGCCGGGTAGTGCTAAGGTTCACATACAAAAGTTGTCCTTTGTGGTTCTCGATACCTCCGCATTCTTCAACCTCGGCTGCAAAACTTTCCGGGTTGTACGTAGGGTAAACAATGGAGTTACCTTTAACACTTGTTGACTTTACGCTCTGTTTCTCCCAGTTGTTGAACACTCGCCAGCTCCTTACCGTAGGGTCATTCTTGTAATTGTCGTTCATCTCGGCACGAACGTATTCAAACGGAACGTTGTACACGTTTTTGGGCTGATAGCCTGCCGGCGTTAAACCATACTGCACTATCCAAGCCCAGCCCTTAAAACGTGCAACGTCGTTTGCTGTAGCTTCTAACACATCGTTCATGTTACAGCCGTTGCCGTTCGTCATTTCCGCGAATTCCTTGTTTTTGAACCCCTCGCAAATTATATTCTCCGTCATTTTTTCGACGGCGGCGCTCGCTGTCTTTGACGCATATATGAGTTCTGCAATTTCCTGCGGATAAAGGTTTCCCTCTCCGTAGTTAATCACTCTATCGCCCGTATTCGCGGAAAGCTTAAGCGCTTTTTCTACTAATAATGCTATTCGGCTGTAACCTATCATGATGCTATTCTTTATTAATTTCTACAAAACATTCTGCGTATGCCGGGTTCTCCTTCATAAGTCGTTCGGCTATTTTGTCCGTCATGTTTGCGGACTTGTAAACCACGCCATCCACGTAATGCACGATACGCGCACCGGGCTTCATTGCCCACCTGTAAACTACTTTTGTCAGATACTTCGTTTCATACCACAAAGATAAATATTCCATATCCATGTGGCAATTCGGGTCAAGTTTTAAACCAGTCATCGCGTAATACGCGTCCAACTTCTCCTGTAATGTTGCAACCTTCGGTTCAGCAACAACGGGTGCAGAGCTTTCGCCCTGTCCCGTAGTATTAGTTAATTCTTTTGCCATTTTCTTTTGATTTAATTAGGGTTCTGGTTGTGCCACTGGCGTAGACAACGCGTCATAATCTGCTTTGCTCAAAGCATGAGCCGTTGTCCCTACCTGCCAATCTTCAACGCCGTATGTGAACGTTGTAAAGCCATCTCCGGTAGAATCGTAGTTTGTTTCCAAGCAAACCAACGGAGCGCCCAGCCCATACACGGTACACTGACCGTTTTGAAATTCAACCGCCAGAACTAATTCTGCGCGCTGCATGTGGCTAACCGTCCCTAAAGGAGTTTCGCTCGAGTACGCCGTGTTTGACATTGCGAAGTCCTTAAAAGTCACCGAGACATCATATGCGCCGGGCATTATGTCCTGCGACTTCATGCCTACCGTAAGCGTCATCGAGTTGTTGATAGTGGTAACGTCGTAGGCCACTGCCGAAGCTATGCGCGTGATTTTTGCAGCGCCGCCCGGTACTACGGTAAAACTCGCCACATCGGAAGCGTTAAGAAGCTTCGCCCCTACTGGACAAGCGCCACCCATAGCGCCACCCGTAGGGCCACAAGAGACGGCCAAGTTTGCCGCTATTATTCCTATACATGCCATATTATTTTTTCCTTTTTTTAGTTAATTACTATCCTACTGCTGTCCCGTAAAGGATATCGTAATACGCTGAACTAACCAGTAGGTTATCTTCCCCGATAACATTTTCGGGCGTTTCAAGCGTAACCGTTGCCCAGCCCCCATTATCGTGTGTGCTACGGTCGTAGGCTGTGGCTGATAGCCCGTAGTACAGTCCGTAAGTCTGGCACAAGCCGCTCGCACGTTTCACCAGCACTACAAACCTACCGTTGGAGATAGCCTGCGAAATGGCGCTGTGCACCGCCTCTTCGGCGGATGTTATCGTGAGAGAGACGGAATGCGTGAAAGCGTTTGGCGCGCCGTCATTAACCTTTAGCGCCGACGAAGCGGTAACCGTTCGTTTAACGGTATCTATTTTGAATACTCGGTTTGCTTCTGCCATAGCAAGAGACGTAACACCCTGCCCGTCAGAGGACATGCCGAAGCTCACAATATCCGATTTATTAATAATCAACGCGCTAACTAAACCAGTTGCGCCGCTGTCGCAATCATAGGCAATTGCGTTTGCCAAGTTTGAAATACATGCCATATTAATCTGCTTTAGAAATTATTAGGTTGCTCGCCGGGCTATAAGATTCGACCATAGGACATCCTGCCGCACCTTCGGGTGTAGACAGTGTTAGTGTAACCATAGCAGCGTTAGCGTTCGAATCGAAATCCGCCGCCGAGCATTCGAGTGGTACCGTAGAACCTAAAATCGCTTGTTGTCCACTGTTGTATATAACAAGCACATGAAATTTGCCCGTAGTTATAGTTCTCACGAAGCCTGTCGCCCCCGCGTCATACTGAACTTTGAACGTAACTGAAGCGTCCATGGTAGCCGAGGCGTCTAAAGACTTTAGCGACCCGTTAACCTGGATATTTTGCTTATACCCTTCTACCTTGTACGACCTTGCGCCTTCTGCAAACGTGGCGGAATATATACGATTCGGTGTGGTTCCATATCCGAACGTAACGTCCCCCGCGTGCATCAGATATATCTCCTTAATGCCTACGGGCGTTATTGTGCAACTCTGCAAGATGTTACCCGAAAGTTTATCTAAACAATTTTTTCCCATATTATATAAAATGAAAAAGGGGCTGGGTTAATATCCCAACCCCTTTTATTGTTAATACTAATTTTCATTCTACAGACGTGTGTAACCACATCTGCATCTTCTCGGGCGCTACCAGCATGGCGTCAGCCGCGAACAAAGTCTGTGAGTAGTAGTTACGGCTTTTAGCGTCCTGGATGAACGGTGCAATGTTGGTAGAACTACCCTCCAAGGCAATTTGAATATTGTCCTTCGGTGTGAACACCACGAAAGCATCTGTATTACCGTCAACCAAGGCAGCGTTAGACACGTGGCGAAGCTCGTTAATCTTGTAACCCTCAAAGAAGTAAACGGGTCTACCATCTACAATGTCACTTTGTGCGGCACTGTTATCACGGTCTTGCAAAATGTTCTTATAAAGGCGCATAACGTTTGACGTTACGAAGAATTCCGAGGTATCAAGTGTATCTGGGCGTTGTGCGTCGATAGCTCCACGAAGTGCAGCAAGAACGCCTGCTGTGTCGAGCGTCAAAACGTTTTCGGTCTCTCCGCTATCCTTAAACTGCTTGATGATACCACCGCGCGTAAAGATACCGTAGCCCGTAGCCTCTGCCTTAACGTCGCCATCCAACCAAGCGAGACGCAATAGGTCAGCTTCCAACACCTTCAATACTTCGGACTGAATGAAGCCTGCCAAATCGGTTGCGGAAAAATCGTCCTCCAGGTTAATACCGCGTGCCACCATTTTGCCCCATAGTGATTGCAAACAGATTTCGATAGGCAGTTCGATAGGTGCGTGTGTGTAATACTTAACCTTGTCTTTTACGTTATTGTAGAAGTATGCACCGCCACAACCTGCTGATTTACGCAAAGCCTTGTCTGCTGCTGTAAGGGAAACAACGGGCGTGTTGTTAGCGATACCGTTAAGCACGGTAATACCGTTAGAAATCTCACCAGCCAAACCGACGGTTAAAGAGATAACTTCGTTCAAACTGTTGATATTCAGTTTGTTAAGGTCTGTAAATGTAAATGCCATAATTTCTTAATTTTTGATTTGTTATTTTTTGTAAAATCTCTTTGCCGCTTCGGCTACCGCGTCTCGGCTAAGGGCTGTTTCTTTCTTCTTGTCCTTTGGAATGTTTACCGGAGGGACACCGGGTTTCGCTGTTGCACGGCTAAACTGTGCGGTCATTGCTGCCACTGACGCCGTAAGCGTTGCGATAGATGTTTCAAGCGCTGCGATGCGGTTTGCGAATTCTTCGGGTACGGCTGCTGTTACTGGTTCTTCTACTATCGCCTCGGGTTCTTCTGCCTCGTAGGGCTTAACCTCGGCAATCACTCCGTTTTCAATCGTGATAACCAAAATACCTTCCTCAACTTGAATCTGTACTTCTCCGTCCGGGTGAACGTTGCCTTCGCTATCAAAGACCTTATCACCAATAGCCATCACCTCACCAGCCGCCTCGATAGTAATGCTATTACCATCCACGGTTTCTACTGTTTCCGTTGCAAACTGCGTCTTTTGGAATAGATTTGCAAACGAGCTGAAAAATTTGTTCATTTTTTTCTCTGTTTTATTGTTATTAAAAAGGCTTTCCGTGGCGGCTGGAAGCCCCACTAAATCACACGAATACAATTCCACAAACTCGGTAACGTCAAGAATACCGTCATTCAATTCTACCAAATTGTAACCAACTACAGAAACACCCAACATATCGGGTTCTTTTTCAATCATGGTTGCGATAAACTTCGCTTCATTGGGGTAGGCTGTTTCAAGTGCTTCGGACATCTCGAAATCGGCAAAGGCCGCGCCATCCTCGTAAACGAAATTAGTAAACTTGCCTAAATACCCATCCAGCATATCACTGCCGTTGTGGGTACGTCTGCAATGAACTGGCTTAAGGTTTCCGAGCGCTACAACGCTTTTAACTGCCGCGTCCGTAATAGAAAGGGGGTATTCCCCACCCTCGTACATCCCAAAGTTGGTCGTTAACCCGGCTTGAATAACTCTAAGCTTTTTAAACTTCATAAAAATTGTTTTTGTTGTAACACGTGCAAAGATAGCGCCTTTTGTCGTATGCGCCACCTCTGCACGAGTTGATTAATATTAGAAAGTTGCGAAGCCCTTGACTACCGCCACGTCGTTTTGCCCTGCGTTGATGTCCTGCACCGATACGACCGGGTTAGGCATGCTCATAACCGCGTCGATAACAACCCCCGCCAGTTGGTTAATGCTTTCGCTCGATAGGCGAACGTTATCGGACTGCCTAACCATTCGGTTTGCTTCGGAGATGCTCGCGGCCATACCGCCATCAGCAAACTTGTAAAGCCCGGATGTACCGAAAGAGTTACCCCCATGTGCCTCGTTAACAGCTGACAAAGCATTAATCTCTGCACTGGCTGACTTCTTCATGATATAAACGTTCTCGCCCCCTTCGGCTTCGAACACCTGCCCGTTATCGCCCCGAAATGTTACACCGCCTTGTGCGTGTGACTTGCCGAATATCTGACCGCCCTTCGCATACTTCTTAACGCTGCTTACCTTTGTTTCGGGTTCTTTCTGTTTGGCGATGTTCGCGACTTGTTTCATACCGAAAGCAATAACAATAGCGGCTTGTGCGATACCAAGAATACCGCCTTGTGCCAGCGCTTTAGTTGCTCCGATATAAGTGTTAATGGTTGCTTGAACCACACCGAACGCCTTACCGATTGCACTCTCCTCGCCCAGCAAAGTAGACATCTGACCTGCCAGTCCGGCTGTCATAGTCAATTCAGCGTTAACGCGTGCCCTCGTGTTATCCTCTTTGGCTTTCTCGTACTTCGATTGGATGAGAGCTGTGTCCGCTCCTATCTTCTCGGCTGCTGCGATTTCCTGCTGGTATTGTGCATCTAATGTGGCTTGCCTTAACTCGTATTCGTTCGTTATGTTAGCCATCTGCAATTCGCGTAGGTTCGCCTCGTCAAGCGCTTTCCTTTCCTTTTCGGTGCGGTCTTGTTCTTCGCGCATCTGTTGTTCCAGTTGGAGCACACCTAACTGGAACGCTTGTTCCCGGTTGGCGAACTCTTGTTGCGAGATTAAACCCTGCTCCAGTCTGTAACGCTCAAGCTTTAGACTTTCCTCTACATAGGCTTTTTCGTTTTCAAGCTTAAGTTTTATGCTGTCATTTCCTATTTCCTTCTCCTGCAAAGATAGTTCTAACTTGGTACGCGCTTCCTCGAACTGTTTGATGGTCTGTTCCTGCAATTCCCGCTTCGCTTTTTCCACTTCCTGGGCTGCCTTGATAGCCGCGGCTGCCTTCTTCTCCTCGTTAGCCTTAAAGGCCGCTGCATTAGCTGCTATCTGGGCCTTTACGATACCGCTCGCTTGGTTTTCCAGTTCTTTACGCTGTGAGATGTAATCCGCTTGACGTGCCTGTAGGTCTGCCAGTGCTTGCATCTCGGCGCGTCTGTCTTCCTTGCTTGTGTAGCTCAATTCGTTTTGCGCCTTGATTTGGTTATACTTCTGTTGCAACACGCCTATCTCGGCTTTTTCCATCTGCTTGGAAATCGCGATAGCCTTTTGAGCTGCTGCGTTTCGTTCCTCCGCGGTCTTTAGCTGGTCTCCTACAATGGTACGTTGCGCCTCGAGTTCCCTGCGCATCGCCGACAACGTTACAAGGTTGTTTGTTTCCGCCTCGTATATCGCCAGCTCCTGCTGTGATAATGCCTTTGCCGCGTTCGCTGCCTTCGTTGTCTCCTCGGTAATGATACCGATAGACGAAAGCAAGTTTACAACCTTCTCCGTTATCCACTCGAAAGCCTTTGACACACCCCCGAGAAGCTCGGTTACGCCGTCGAGTATCCGGGAGAAGATAACCTCAAACGGAGCGAACGCCGCCTTTAGGTTTGCTGCCATCTCGCTATTGCGTTTCATCAGTTTTTCAACCGTGGATATGAGAACCAGAATAACCGACACGATAGCAAGTATAGGGTTAGCTTTCAGCGTAGCATTAAACGCCTTTAGGATGTTCACACCCCCCGATAGAGACGTAGCCATAGCCGCCGTAGCCCCAGAAAGCCCTTGCGTGCTGCTCATTGCTTCCTGTATGCTTTCCGCATAGTTACCTACGTTCCTACGGTTATCGCCTACCGCCTTTTCCATCTCCTTAAGTTTGTCGGAAATCTCTTTGGTCTCGGTAACAAGCGCTTTCCCCTCGTCCGTATTGTTACGAGTTGCCGCACTCATAGCGTTTAACTCCTTGGTGTTCTTTGCCAATTGGGCACGCAAAGCGTCTACGCTGTCTTCCTGGCTCTTTAACAGCGTAGTGCTTACCTTGATAGCCGAATTATTGTCAGAAATGGACTTATTGGTATCTGTTAACCGTTTCGTTAGTTCTACCTGGGCTTTCGTCGCTTCGGAAACGACTTTCTTATATTCGTCCTGCGACAAGCTGCCGGAATTGAAAGCCTTTCCCGCCTCGTCCAGCTGCTTCTTTTCGTCTTTCAACGCGCTTTGCAACTGCTTCTTTGTTTCTGCCAGTTCAAGCGACTTTGCAATTAACGCGTCCAGCCCGTCAAGTGCTTCGGAGGTATCGAAAGAGAGGTCTAATAATGTAACTTGTTCAGCCATAATGTTTTGTTTTTAATTTTTAACTGCGATTAACGTAACGTTCGCATATCCCGTTGACGGGTCCCAATTGCTTAACGTTCTAAGGTAGAACCAGTGGTTAAGCTCACCTACGAAATAAAGCGCGTCGGACTTCATTTTCTGTATATCAAAATATGATAGGTTCATTTTAGCCGTTACCTGCCACCCAGGGGAAAAACGGTCATAATGCCCTGCTATCGTAGCACGGTAACCGCTCGCACGGTTGAAATAGTTATCCGGTACGTACGAGCCGGCCAACCTAATCATTGCGGCATATGGTCTTTGTGCACCAGGGTTTACCGGGAACGCGCTCTCGCCTACTGTCTCCTGCGTAGATATAGCCCCACCGTAACCGCCTACCGTCTGTTTGATTGAACCTACCTGCACCGCATATGTTCTCGCAGCGCCCTCGGCTTCTGCAACCTTTATACTCGATTGGTCTATTTTTCCCGTCCAATCAACCCGGTACGTAGAAATAGTAGACGGGTTGATAAATGGTTTCAGTGTCAACGCAAACGGGCTTGACTTAAATTCGTACGTCCAACAGAACGCTTTGCAGAATGCCTGCACAATCTCGAAAGGCGTATCTATGCCCATTGTCTCTACTAAGTCCCATGCATAGGTAGGGGCCGTGGCCGAATTAATCTTGAACGATATGAAATACGCTTCCGTATTCGGCACCGTAGTAATCGGCGTTCCCGAATATACCGTAGACGAGGCGGAGGTAGTGAAACCGAAGTTCAAATCGTGTGTCGGTCTTGGCGTAACCAAGCAAGACGTAGAACCCGGGCTTACCGGGCTGTACTTGTAATTGCCATCGGGTCTTACCGCACCGCGTTTAAATGGCAAAGCGAATGTACCGCCGTTGCTTCTAAGATAAATGGTAGAAGGCGTGGAAGGCGGGAGAACAATAAACGAATCGTCTGTAAACCTTAAATCGAATTCCGAACCAGTCATGTAGGTAAAACACGTGGCTACCTCGTTGCTCTCCGCTATCATATAGTTAGCAGCATATACCGAGCCGTCCAATCCGTCGTGCGCGCCTTTAAAAACCAATTGGCTTTCCGCGTCCTTGTATTCCCCTGCCGTTTTAGTTACTCGGTCTGCGATGTATGACATAAGCAAGGGCGCTGACCCGTTCGCCGCGTATATCGTAGGTATGGTAACGTTGTTGGGGTACGCGTAATTAAGGCTATCTATGTATGTCGAAAACTGATATGCCGGTGTTTCCAATTTAGGTATGGCAACCACTGGGGCGCGCAATGTCGAAAGCTTCGATATGTTTTCTATCAGTTCAAGGCTATACCCGTCCTCATCTGCCGTTACACGTACACGGAACAAACCGCTACCGAACGGAATATTGAAGCCCCCAAAATACAATTCGGCGCGGTATGGGGCTGCCCTTATGAACTTCCCTGGGAAACGTTCAGAACGGAATACCCGGTCGTTCACTTCTGAACGCGGTATGTTGATTGTCCCGGAGTAACTGACCGTTTGCTCCGTGAATTTCAAAGGGTCTGGGTTGTTGATAGTCAGTTTCACCGAGTTAGTGGAAACACCGTCTATCAATTCCCCATTAATTCGTATCGTTAAGTCCATATTGTTAGGGTTCTATAATTTCAAATTTGCATTTAAACGCGGCTACCCGTCCCGTCGCACCGCCTTGTATGTTCAGCGCGTTCGGGTTCTGTATCGTAACGCGTGCCCACTGGTTAGTAGCCAAAGGGAATATCCCGGCAACCTCGCCCGAACGTGAAAGCCAATACAGCGCATTTTGGTTGTCGTCCGTTACTACTACGTTTATTGTAACGTCGTAGGACAACACACGGTTGCCGCCCGAGAAGTTAACCAAATAAGTGGGCACAATACGGTATCGGTCAAAATACATCGTATCATAAGCCCCTTTGCTGTTAAGCCATCGAAGCGTTACCCGTTTATTAGGGTCAGAACAATACGGGTATTTACGCTCAAAACGCGCCCATCCCCAGGTATACGCGTCGTTTGAGGTTCTGAACTCGAGTGCTTTGGGGCTTGCCGATTGCGATACGTCGAGATTTCCCCATATCCCGGATGCCCCCGCGCCGTTAGGTCGAAACCGTAGTCTACCGTCCGAGTTCGCCGTAAGCTGCCCGTATCGCAAGGCAAAGTTAAAAGGCACACCTGTTAACGGACTATTAAGAAACGAAGCACAACTAAAATCCAATTGGTTAAACAGCCCGTTACCATAGTCCGATAGGTTGCGCGTGCCCGCGGTCCCAGCGTTATGCGCGTATGCTGCCGGAGAGTGTGTAACGCGCATAAAGATAGATTTTAATGTACCCTCCACGTATTGTATTTGCACCACGTCGACGAAATCAGTAAATCCCAAACCTGCGTTGATGCTCTCCGTTATACTCGGTGCCGCAGCTGCCATCATCGACACATCCAATACCGCGCCCTCGTATGGTGTGACTACAGCCGTTGCCTTGGTAGCCCCATTACGTGAAAAGATAAAGGCCATATCGGTAACCGCGCCCACCTGCTCCAAGCGTATAGGGCAGTAAATACCCGCGCCTATGCCGCCAATTGTCGTATTGCCAGCTTCTGCGGTAGTTACATTAGTCAATAGGTTTCTTATAATCATTGCTTTTTAGTTAAAATTGTTAATATCTCCGCGCTGATAATACGGTTAACTTCTACCGTTACGCGCTTGATAAGTTCGGGGGTTAATATCTTACTTGCTACGCCCCCCTCGTTGTATTCGTTAGGTACTTTGATACCGTCCCTTTTAATCACATAGGCTATCGCGTAGGCGGCTTCTTCTGGAATGTCCGTGCCGGCGTTCGCGTTCTTGTCCTTAATCCATTGCTTGATAGCGGATATGGGCGGCATTGTGCCGGGTCTACGTCCGTCTTCCATCTGATAGATGTACGCTGGGGCTACAATACGAACGCCACCGGGATATTCCTCGACTTGTGTTTGCTTATCGAAGTTACCCGAGGCGTTCAGCTTCATAGCGTAGTAGTTGGCTACAATCTCGTCACGAATCTTTTTAACCGCTTGTACTACTTCGCTGTTCATGATTTACAAGTATTTAAACCATGCGTACGGTTTACGGTTCTTTAGGTATTCGGTATCGTGGTCATTGGCGTACGCCTCTTTCTCGAAGCCCATTCTATCATACGGCTTGTCGTTAGGGTCGCATGGTTTCTTTTCAAAACTCCACGCAAAGTAACGTATCACCCATTCGATACCATACCAAACGTAAAAAGGCACATAAAGCATTTCACGCATCTGTTTGGTGTGGATGCTTTCGTGCCTTATGGTCTTTTCACTTATATAGGCATTGCCGCGGACGAACAATATGCCAAATAGGTTAATGGCTTTGAAACCCTTAAAGGGGATAAACTTGTTTCTGATAATCTTCATAGTTTCATGTGCCGTTCATTAGTTAACGACGCACAAAAGTACGTAGTATATAACTAC